TCCGACTGGCCGTCGCGCTTAACCGGCCAGTGCACGAAGTATTGACGTACGATCCGCAATTGTTTACGACGCTAGTCGAGGAGGTGTTTACGGATGGCAAGTCAAAAGAAAGTTGACATGAACGTCCCCGGCTTACGTCAGCTACTCCGAGACATGAACAAACTCGACAAAGAAGCTAAAAGCGAACTACGCAAGTCCTCCCTATCGATCGCTAAGCGTTACATGGTTCCAGCCTGGTCTATGGCCGCACTTGAGGCCGGGCCGTGGGGCGACAAGATTCTACGCACGATTAAAGCTAAGTCCGACCGGATACCCGTAGTGATAATTGGATCTAACCGGGTAGCGTTCAAGCGTGGCGCGTCAGTAAACCAAATTAAGACCGCGTCATCGTTTGGTGTTTCTAAGCGGGGCCGCAATAACCCGAAAGCGGCGGGAGCGGTCGCGGCGTTCGGCACCGGGACCGGATGGATGAAAGGCGTGGGCGCATCCTACAAGGAACCGGCTATGCGTGAGTGGGGATTAGCGGCCGACAAGGTAGTTGCTAATTGGCAGACTAGGCGGGTGACTTACTAATGGCGATAGCAGGTCAAGGCGGCCGTACCTTAATGGTTTACCTAGCCGCGGACACGGCAAACTTTAAGCGCAACATGAACAGCGCCGAGGCGTCTGTCACCGGGTTCGGCGGGCACGTCGACAACATCGGCTCCAAAATGGCAAACGTGCTAGGGCCCGCCCTGTTAGGTGTCGGTATCGCGGCCGGGGCGATGGCCGCGAAGTTTGCCGTAGACGGTGTCCAGGCTTTCGTTGAGGATGAGGCCGCGGCCGCGAAACTAGCGACAACTCTCGGTAATCTCGGATTTGAGAACGCCACGACGCAGGTTGAGGCGATGATAGACGCCGAGCAGCGGCTAACCGGTGTGACCGACACAGATTTGAGAAGCGCTTATGACCGGCTTATTCGCAGTACTCAGGATGTCGGGACCGCGACTAATGCGCTGAGATTAGCCGAGGACATCGCGGCCGGTACCGGTAAAAGTTTAGAAAGTGTGGCCGCGGCCCTCGGGAAGGCTTACGACGGAAATACGGTCGGGCTAGGCAAGTTGGGCATCGGCCTAGACGCGGCAACGCTACGCACTGGCAACATGAAAGAGATCACGAAAGCCCTGTCCGAGACTTTCGCCGGGCAGGCGGAGACCGCCGCGGGCACATATCAAGGGCAAGTAAACCGCCTCACCGTCGCGTTCTCCGAGTTGCAAGAGTCTTTCGGCCGCGGATTCTTAACCTCACTAGGTGACTCGACCGCAAAAACTGACGAACTTATGCAAGCCATGAAAGACCTAGAGCCCGCGTTGCAAAGCATCGGGAAAGAATTAGCCAACGACCTAGTCAAAATAGTTGACTTTGGGCGCGGCGTGCAAAACTTCCTAAGACCCTTAAACGACTTCAACGACGGATCCACCCGCGTCTTTCACGAATTGTCGCGTCAAATACAACAAAACCGGCTAGACGTCGACGCCCTGAAAGACGCCTACAGTGGACTAGCCGGGGTCGCTAGCGGATTTGCCGGCAATGCGGCCGTAGGTGGTGGTGGGGGCGCTGGTAGCGGCGGATCATTCGGCGGGACAGCATCCATGACGGGAGTGCGGGAAAACGATCCCAGCGTTATTCGTGCCAACCTAGCGGCCCAGTGGGCCGACGTCCTCGACAAACTCAACCCCAAATTAGAAGAGAACCGGGCCGCGTCAAGCGGATCCGCAAAGGCTACGACGTCAATACGCGACGCAATGAAAGCCGCCTCTGATACTGTCACGACGGCGTTCCAACCGGCCCTAGACGTCGCGCAGGCCGCCCTAGACGCAGTCAAGATGGCATCTTACGCCTACGCGGAAAGCCTTAAAGGTGCAATAACTGGCACTATTAGCCTGGCGTCGGCGTGGGCCGCGGCCGAGTCTAAAGCCCAACCCGGCGAAGCGTTCGCAGCGGAGGCCCTGACAGCGTTCCAAAAGCAGATCGGCGACGCCACCGGCTTTGCTAAAGCCATCGGCAATCTGGCCGCCCAACCTGGTGTATCCCAAGCCCTAATCGACCAGCTCGTGGCCGTCGGCCAAGCGCAAGGCCCCATAGCGGGCACCGTCCTTGCTAACGAAATTATTAGCTCCGGTCTAGTTCCAGAATTGGCTACGCAGCTGCAAAGCCTAGACATATTTGCCGGCGCTACCGGTGAGGCCGTATCGGCCAAGTTTTACGACCAAGGCGTCATATCCGCTACTCAAGTGCTGCAAGGGATATCCGATGAGATTGTGGCTCAGCAAAAAGCCCTCAAGAAACTAGGTAAGAACATTGGCGAACCTATCGGCAATCAAATCACCGATGAGATATCCGACGCCATTGACCGCGGGATAGCCAGGGCAAAGAAAGCCGCAGCCGACGCGGAGGCCGCAGCATTTACCCGGCAGACAGCCGCTAGGGCGACACAAACCGCAATCGGCCAAGGGATCACGGCAATCATTCAGCAGACTGACCAGCGCACCGGGTCTCTACCGGCGGCGGCGCTCCGATGACAGCCCCAACCATCACGTCGGTCACCATCAACGGCGTCGACCTCGACCTTGACGACGTCATCCTTGACGTAATTATTACTCACGGCCGCGGGGCGATCACGGACGCCGCTAGTCCATCTACGTTGGATATGCGGATCTTCGCTACTGGGCAAATCACGGTCCCTTACACGTTGGGCCAGTCGGTCAACGTAAAAGCATCCGCGACTAACCGTTTCACGGGCGCGATAACGGACATGGCAATATCCCACGCCACCACGATCGACGGCAACCCACCGATGACGATAATCGACGTCACCGCAATTGGGAAACTAGCGAACCTGTCACGATTCTTCTACGACACCACTAGGCCCGCCGAGGATCTACAGGCCCGCGTCGACGCAATCCTCACCGCCACCGGACTCACCTACGCCGCGCAAGCAGACCCGAACTATGCCCTACTGGAAGTCCTAGCCGCGGACGCAGTCCTAGAGGACGCCAGGACACAGCTCGACACCTTGAACGATTGGACCGGCGGCACCCTGTACGACAAGCCCGACGGTACGGTCGTATTCGAGTCTTACACGAGGCGGGGCTATAACTATGCTACGGCGACGTGGGCGGGGATGCCCCTCGACTGGGATAACACGACCCTCGACTGGGTCTCCCAATACGCGCCAGGCGACGCCGCACCTACCGCGGTGACCTTGCCGGTTACGGCCGTTATTTGGGAGCCAAGGTGGCAGGCCACCGCGTCAACGATCGTCAACGATGTGACCGTGTCCTACGGGTCCGCGGATCCTCAATCGGAATACCAAGACACGGACGCAACTTCGATAGCGGCGTTCGGCTCACGGGCTATTAAGGTCACGACGGGCCTGTCGGATGTTGGGGATGCCGCGAACCGGGCTAGCTTGGTACTCACGGCGCAGGCTACGGAGCGGTGGACACTTGGTGGGGTCGAGATCCTTATGGAGACACTCACCGCCCCGACCCTCGCCCTAGTGCTCGGTTTGACGTCCGGTGACCGGGTGATCGTCACCGGCTTACCGACACCGGGACCTATTGCACAATTCTTGGGTGTCCTCGAAGGGTGGACCGAGACCTACACAATAGACGGGTATCGGCTAACCCTTGCATTATCTGATCCGCGCTACTCCTATGCGATGTTGCAATGGGACGGGGCGGGCACCGCCGACTGGCAGAACGTCCCAATTGCTACGACTTGGTCCGATGTCATCCTACAATCAAACCTAGTCCCATAAGAAAGGATAAAAAATGGCTACCACGACCTACGGGTCTCCATATGTCTCCGGCACTGATCTGGTGGCTAACTGGCCCGCCGCATCACTTACCGTTGCCCAGTCGATTGACTCGGCAGGGTATTACATTGGCCGCGGTAACAATACACAAACCGGCTCATATACCACCGTACTCACGGACGCGGGCAAAGTAATCACCATGAGCAACGCAAGCGCGAACACCGTAACCATCCCGGCTAACGCATCGGTGGCCTACGTGGTCGGGACGCGAATCAACATCCTAAACCTAGGTGCGGGTGCTTGCACACCGACCGCGGGCGCAGGTGTCACCATCGCGGGAACCATCAGCGCCCTAGCCACGAATGGCAGCGCATCGCTAGTCAAAACCGCCACTAACACTTGGTCCTATATTGCGGGTGGTGGCGGGGGAAAAATCCTACAAGTCGTAAGCACGACTTATTCGACTAGCACTAACAATGCCACGTCAACTTACGCAGATACCGGACTTACGCTAGCAATTACCCCCGCGTTTGCTTCGTCAAAAGTTTTAGTAATAATTTCTCAAAACCTGTTAGCAAATAGATTAGATTCAAGTACCACGGCTTACGCGGGGTGTCGAATTGTTAGAACTTCTACGACTGTATTAACTAATGATTACGCAATGTTAATACGTGCGGCGGTGAATGGTCAAACTAATTTAGATGCTAGCGCTTCAATTTCTTTAACATTTTTAGACTCACCAAACACCACAAGTGCTACTACGTATAAAACGCAATTCAACATAGCAGCGGGCGCCACCGCGACGGCACAAGTCGGAGGGTCTACAAGCGTAATTACGTTAATGGAGGTAGGCGCATGATTGAACTAACGGCGGACGAAATTAGAGAAGGATTATTTTATTTAGGGTTTACGGATTGTTGGGCAATGTCGGGAAACGATTACAATAATTTACTTCTGTGGGAATCGGATAAATCAAAACCGACACTTGATGAATTAAAAGTAGCCGTGGCTAGCGTTATTTCATTAAAAGCGGCTACAGAATCGGCGCGGGCTGCGGCTAGCGATGCTGCTGTTTCACACGCTAAAAGCCTCGGGTTTACTGACGCCATGATCGCCGTTATGTATCCAAACCTAGTCACCGACGCGCCAACGGCCGACGATTACACGACACGACCCGAGCCAGTGATCGAGGCCCCGTGATGGCGAAATTAGTAAAAGGCGGCGTCACGCTACGCGACCAGGTTAATAAGCGTTTCCCAAAAAGGGATAAAGCGTCCGACGGTTGGATTGGTGACGCCGCACACCAAGACCGCGAATCGGATCACAACCCCGACGCCAACGGATGGGTCCACGCCATTGACATCGACAAGGACCTAGGCGCGAAAGGTGACGCCAAGAAACTAGCCGACCAGATTGTCGACTACGCCGCTAGCAAGAAAAAGGGCGCCAAGCGTGTCAAGTACGTCGTATTTCAGGATCAGATAGCGTCGGCCACTTATCCCGAAACAAAATGGCAATGGCGCGGCAGCGGCTACGGGCACTACGACCACATACACGTATCGTTCACCGCAGCGGCCGAGGAAGATGGCTCGGACTGGCCCCTACCTATCTTTACGGTGGCAACGTGACCGACACACTCGGAATGTTGACGGCGTCATTCGGGCTACTTATCGCGATACTTGGTTTGGTGGCGTGGATAGCCAGGGCACAGGGTAAGGCCAACAAACCCAACGGCGGGCGATCGCTATACGACATCGTCGTGCGCATCGAGCACCGCATAGACAGATTAGAGAAACAGTCGGACGAGCACCTACAACACCACCTAGAAGGGCGAAACGATGCTAGATAAACTTAACCCAGAGGTCCGACATCTCGCCCTGATCCTTATTGTGGTGGCGCTCACCTGGCTAGCCGCATCCATTCCGGCACTAAACCTTGACCCGTTATGGGCGCCGCTAGCCGGCGGGGCCGTAACCGCCCTCCTGGCATATTTCACCCCACTGACCCGGCAATACGGTATAGGTTCGGCGCGTCGCACCAAATAACCCCGACATGTCCGATATCTTGACAACGTAACTACGAGGACGGGAGACTAAATGGAGTTCGTTACCACCACGGAGGCGGGCCGCATGTTAGGTGTCGGGCCCGACACGATCAAAAAGTATTACCAGGTGGGGATTATCGACGGGCACCGATTACCGGGCCGCGGGGATCTCCGCATTGAGGTAGCATCAGTTGAAAGGGTCAAGGGCACGCGTGTAACGGTGCCTACCGCTGCTAGCTCTGCGGTCGAGTGATGGCCGCCGCCGTGTTAATTGCGGCGATGTTAGCCCCGGCCGCTATGCCAGTCACACCCCCGCCGGTATCAGTGTCGGTTGATGATCCGGCTCAGACGGGTGTCAGGGGGTCGGCGTATACAGGGAAGTACTACCGCGCTAGCCAGGAGACCTACCGCAAATGCGTAGGGCAACGGGAGGGCCGGTTTCAATATTGGGGCACCGGCTCAATGGGATTCTATGAGGGCACTTACCAAATGACCGACGCCCTATTTACGGGCGCGGCATGGATGATTGGCCGAGAACTTAAAACCACATACGCCAATTGGGATGTCGTCCGCGCACAGCTCCTCGATACACCTGGTCATAAGTGGGGCCGTTTCTGGCAGGACATGGCGTTCTACACTGTCCTAAATTGGCGCGGGGATGGTGTCGGCGCGTCACATTGGGCCGGGGGCCGTTACGGGTGCAAGATATGACCGTCGACCCGTCGCTAGTGTTCCTCGCGTGCCTATTCGGTGGCGCCGTGGTGCTGGCCTATTTCTTGGGGATTGAGGTTGGTAAGGATGGGCGACGTCATTAGATGTCGAGGGTGTGGGTGTTGGGTTTATGTAGCGAAAATGTCACGGGAGGAACTAGATGCAAATATACGAGAAGAAACACACGAAGGTGCCAGCGTCGAAAGACCCGACGGTGTCGATCACGAAATGGTCTTATGCGTCCGATGTCGACATCCTAGTTCAGGACGGCGCTTTCACGACGCTCATAAAAGTAAGTCCAGAGTTGGCGACGAAGTTGGGTTGGGCTTTATTGGAGGCGGCGTGCGCTAAACCGGCACCGATCGACGCCGCATGACCGGGACACTATTCGACATTGAGCACAAATGCGCGGGCCCGTGGTGTCGATACTGCGAGACGAACAGCGGGCCGAAAGCGGCCGAGGCGGCTATCGAGGCGACGGTCACAGATCCGGAGTGGACTATGAGGGCCGTCGATTGGCTCAACAAATTAGGGCCCTACGTCATCATTACCGCGGACGAACTTGTGCGCGACATAGGTTTACCTGTCGGGTCCGGTAACCAGGTCGGCGCGATCTTTCGCAAGTGGCACAAGGCACAAGTAATCTGGCCGGTCGGTATGACGACATCAGGCCGGGCAAGTAACCACGGGAGAATCATTAGAGAATGGAAAACATTATGAGATACGTAGGCGAGCAGGTAGATAGAAAATATGAGCAAGTTATGGAGTTTGCCATAGTTCCCAAGGAACCAGCCTTTGACCTAAAACTTACACCCGGTGCTCGACACCAATTCACCATTTTGTCTCTTTGCGGCGTAAGTCCTAATCACAAATTATTTGGGGTACAAATACCAGTATTAGCGGCTCTGCAAGGGGTATCCGACCGTCAAGTTAGACGGTACATTACCGAACTCCGGCAAGCAGGCTATATAGCGACGCAGAGTGACGGGCGCTCACTAGTAATTTGGATGACGTTATGAGCCGCGAAGATTACATAGAAGTATCGGAGCGTATACAGAAGTTTTACGAAGAATGTCCCGATGGATCGTTGCAAGGGTCTTGGGAGTGGCTAGACGACTCTCACAATGTGATCGTGTACCGGGCCGAGGCTTATAGAACTTCGGACGACCCCAGACCTGGTGTTGGGTACGCGTCTGAACCGTATCCCGGTATTACTAATTTCACCCGTAACTCTGAGATTATGAACGCCGAGACTAGCGCGTGGGGTAGGGCTATCGCTAGCCTAGGGATAGCGGTGCATCGAGGGATAGCGTCAGCGCAGGAGGTAAGAGCTGCACAGCGTGGCACCGATGTAACACCCGTTAAGCGTGTGAGCACGACCGAGGATGATAACGGATGGTACGGCCCACCGGTCGAGCAGACACCACACGTTGACCAAGGCCCGAGCCCGGCCCAGATGACCTACGCGAGGAAAGAACCGGCAACCGATAAACAACTAAAGATGATCATTATGAAACTCAAGGGGATGGGGATCATCAGCCCTGACACGATCCTTCAATACGTGAACGCAGTGATGGCGGAGAACAATCTAGAGCAGGTCGCGGGCTCTAGCGCTATGACGAAGCACGACGCGAGCAAGGTTATTGACGCGCTGATGGCTAACCCTGCGGCTACGCCACCGTGACCCTGTAGGTGCCGACGTATGCCCCAACCGGCGATGTGAGATGGGGTAGCCGATTCACCAGAATGACGGAGGATATAGCACTGGTGTCGGGTAGACGGGGCAACACGCCCGGCCCGGTGCGGTAGGGCACCAATTCTCTAAACTCACTAACAAACCAAACGCGGGACCGGCCGACCCCCTAGGGTCGGGAGGTCGGGCCCGCAACCAAGGGAGAGAAAATGCTCAACAAATACGAAACACACTGCGGTAAACAGGGATGTATCTGTGATCACACCGTCAGCTGCTACAAAGGATGGCGAGACAGCGAAGGACCAACCGCGCCCTGCCAAACCTGCCGACCAGACACACACAGGCGATGGGTCGACACCCTCGACGCACGCACCAAAGGCCTACCCCTGCCAGTCATCGCCAAAATATGGACCGGCGTATATGCCCGATAAGCGACGCTCGACACCCGCCTATGCCAGGTGGCGGAAACAAGTCCTAGCCCAATGTGAGCCCGTGTGTATAAGGTGTGGATATCCCGTGGACATGACACTACCCAGCACACACCCCGACGGACCAACCGCCGACCACGAACCACCATTAGCCGAGAGTCAAGAGGCGACTCCCGACATGACCGGCGCAGGCATCGCACACATGTCATGCAACAGGAGCCACGGAGGGAGGCTAGGATCCGCGAGGATGAAAAGGAACGCACCAAATAAAAAAGTCGCGCAGCGTGGCTCAGATTCGTTTCTTAGGGGTGCCCTTCAAGCCCCCCTCGA